GTATTAGACTGATTTTTGAAAAGCTTTATATCAAACTTCTTTCCTAACTAAACTAATGAACGTAACCGAAGTTCTTGATATAGAAACAACTGAAGGTAGCAATAACTCCATTGCCTTAAAAGCAGGAGATAAAATTACCGTACAAGGCTTCAGCACCAAATATGTTGAAGGCGTTGGTTCCGATATCGCAGAAATATCGACTACAGAAGGTCTAAGACATTCCTTTGGTAAGACTGTAATTGGTCAAGCCAAGAGTGAGTACTGGAACGACGTAGTCGCAAAGTGTTTGGAAAAAGATTCAGACGATGGACTTGACATTTGGGTTGTTGAAAGATTAGCCGAAGGCACACAACGAACCATGTTAGCACTATCTATGTTTCCTCCCAAACAATAACTTTTTTTTATTTTGCCCTTTCTTTTTTGTTTTAAATGTTTCAAGTTCTATAACGTAAAAACAGGCAGGCATATACACAACAATTCAAACGACTGCAATGCTACTTCAGAGAATGCTTGATCTTTTCAAGGTGTCTACCTGCCTTGTTCCTATTTCTTCTAACCCAGCATATCTGTACACCACAGCATCTTAGCATTTTTTTGATGGCTTTTGTATGCAAAGTCTTCAAATTATCTGTAGTAACACGGTATTTACCGTTGACCTGGCTTACTATAAGCCTTGAATCACTGTATATCTTGATATTCTTTAGGTTGTTAGTGTCTATGTATTCTAATGTGTATATAAGGGCGAGGTATTCGAGTTCGTTATTGGTAAGTTCTCCCCCCCTCTTTTTGACTATAACCTTGTCTCCGTGAACTAAACAGATAGCATTACCCTTAGTTCCACCGTCACAATAGATAATCATTTATTTTCTCTTAATATATAATCAGCATATTCTCTTTCCTTAAACTTTTTAACAATTTTCTTTTTTTCTTCCTTTTCAGGTTTGTCAAAACTACCATTAATTTCTTTTAAAATAGTCACAGCCAATAATATTAATCCTAATGGTAAAAACAAAACTAACATAATACCAGTAGATATCCACCAAAAACCTCTTCCCATATCATGTATAATCACTTGATTGTTATATACTTTTTTAAGAACTGAACGTTGTTAGAAGGTTTTCACATGATTTTATACGTCTTTCATACCAGGATTTCTCGAGGTCAGAAGCATCAGATTGTAGAAGTTCCTCATAATACTCTTTGGTGGACGTCCACATTTTCTCATGTGCCTTATCCATGTTCTTTCTCATGCTCCACTATTCTTTTAAAATCATAAGTTGTAACATAATCCATGTCAAGTGAAAATTCACAGTCTCTACATTTATACTTCATCTTTCTTTACCTTTGGGTGTTTTGTGGTGTATGCTTTTCTACAAAGATTACCACAATAAATTCTTTGTCTTCCCTTATATCTGGACGGCAGTTCTGAATTACATTCTATGCAATAAAAAACCTTATTGTTTTTCAACGCTTAACTATAAAAAGGGTAGTATTTAAGACTTTGTGTATCGTGTCCAATAATCATTGTGAGATGATTCTGGAACTCCTGCTTTTTTCTTATCTGGTTTAATGAAATCTTGCATATTTTTTTCTTCACAGGCATCCAATTTTTCAACTGGTTTTTGTTCTGGTTTCTTTTCGTTATGAACCTCGTTGAATCCGCCTTGTGTAGCAGTTGTCATTGATTCTTTCTTACTGTTATCATTCATATCTTCTATGCCTTTTTTCTCCTCTTCAATCATTTTTTTGTAATCCTCTTCTTTTTTGGCATCAGATACACCGCCAATCATTGATCTTGAATGGTCAATCTTGTATTGTGACTCTGTTTTTTCTGCATGACCTGTCATGCTTGTTTCTGGTTTACCTTGATCATGTTGAAATTCATTTTCTGCATCTCTGTGACTTTCTCCTTCATAGTCTTCTTGTGCATCAAACATAGTTGATGTTGGAACATCTCCATACCTACCGTCCTCTATGTCAGATTTTACTATGTTAACTTTAGATATGTATACTCTTGCTTCTGTTGGTATTTCCAACCAACTTCTAGTAATGTATGACAAAGGACATCTGGCTTTGGTCAATGCTTCTGCTCTGTCTTCAGAAGACAACTTGTTCCAAGGCTTTCCTTTCACAATTTCTGACACATGGAATGTGTCATTTATGTGTATATCTTGAAAATATCCGTTTGATTTTAATAGTGTAATATATGAACCGCTTATTTTAACAACAGTGCCATCTCCTGCAATACCGTTATCAAAGTATTTTATTTTGTCTCCTAACTTGGTATCGGCAAGTTTATCCATGTCTGTTTTACTTCCTGTTCCTATATAAGTTTCACTCTCTATGGCATCTCCTCTGGTTCCTCTGTAAGTTTCATCTGGTCTAGGGTCAGAACCGTCATTTGGTCTACCATATCCATATGTATTCTTGTCTTTTTCATCACTTTCTTTAAATGAAGGCGAAGGATGTTCCCATCTTTCTAGTTCTTTATCTCCTATTTCACTGGCTTCTTGCTCTGCTGAAGGCTCAAAAACGTGCCTACCTTGGACTCTGCGATACTTTCCTGACTCTCCAGTTTCAGGATTGACTATGGAAGGTCTTCGTCTAGGTTTGGATACTTCAACCATGTATATACTTGGTATTTTAATATATAAAGATTAACCGAATAGGGTTTCCTGTAGTTCTTTGGACATTTTGATGACGTGCCACTGGTCTCCAGATGACACTGCCTGGCAGGCTATAGCAAGTGAATCAGCGTGGTCGTCCTTGTAGTCTGACTTTATCTTCATCAGTTTTGTCTCTGTGTATTCTCTTGTTAACATTCCTAATTGCTTTGCTAATTCCTGTCTGCCCCCGATCTTTATGCGTTTTTGTTCAAACAACAGTCTTAAATTCTTGTATATCAATTCCTTTTCCTTTAGTGAAAATACCACACCTCTTACTACAACTCCTCTTTCTTCCAACAAGTCATACAGCCCAGCACCCAATCCAGTCTCGTCCACGTATATCATCTCGGCATGGAATTTTTCTGCAAGTTCCTGTGTTCTTCCTGCAACGTCCACTATGTTTGACTGACCTTCTTTCTCCTGATGCACTACAAAAACTATGTTGTTTTCATCTTTGGATATTACAGTGAATACTGTCTCGTCCATACCACTTCTTGCAACGTCTACACCGACATAGTATTTTACACCGCCATAAGGCTTGCCGTCTGTCATTGCATCCTGCAAAAGATTCTGTGGAATAAGTGCGTTACCTATTTCTAAGAACTCTCCCAAAACTTCCAATGCATAACTTTCCCTAGTCTGATTTTCCAAAAACTTGATATAGTCTGGATCATTTGCAATCATAGGGTTGTCGGTAGACTTTACATGAAACTGTGTCCACTGACCATCAGATGAAACAGGTTCTCCGTTCAATGTTTTTGAATTACTGCAAGCATTGTAAAAGTATCCCATCATTGAAAACGGTGTGGAAGTCAGCCATACCCTTGCTCTTGTAGCGGCTCCTGCTGGAAAAAGTGCGGTAAGTATGTCTTCCTTGATAAACGAGCATTCATCTACTATGATTACGTGCGGAGAATAACCTCTCAAACCTGTACCTGTTTCTCCAGTTGCCCTAGTTACAATCTTTGTAGTTCCCTTGTCATCAAGCCATCTTAGCCACATCTCTGTCTGTGTGTTTCTTACAATATAATCCCCAAGCATATCACTTCCTGTTATCAGTTCTCTTATTCTGTCATACATGATACTTGCCTGGTTTTGTGTAGGTGCTACAATCAAAATAGTACATTCCCTCTTTACAGTATCCAATAACATGGGTGCAAAGAAAGCAAAATGTATAGCCTTAACGGCAGTTGACATGGTTTTACCCACCTGTCTACCGCTTCTGTATACTATGAATCTGTCCAGACAGTCAACATATCTTTTATTGTAATCAAACAGATTATGATTCAAAAATATGTCTGAAAATACTGAAGGTTTCTGAGCACATTCTACAAACGTCTTGACAAAATCTTCACGTTTCTTGACGTCTTGTTCACTTATTCGAGCCATCTTCCATCATAGATTTCTTTGCCGTCATCTCTTTAAATATACTTTTCATGATGTTTTTCTCGTCAAATACCTGTGTTTCCTTTATCTCTACCTTTCCTGACAACTCAACCATAGTATTGATAATCTTTAGCAATGAGTTTAACTGTGCGTTGGTGTTCCTGTCTGGAATGTTGCCATCCATTTTTGACTCTCCAAGTGCTACAAATATCTGCTCTGTGTATAACTTAACCAAGTAATCCAATATGCCTTTCAACTGTTCTGGATCTCTTGTATCCATATCTCCTATTACTTTCTGTATGTCTTCTCTTATTGCACATGATGCATCTGCTTCGTATTTTGGACATTTTCCATTGCCCCCTGTATCAATCGACCTGTAAATACAGTCGTTACACAAAGCTGGCAGTTCAGCAGAACGTAAATGTTTTGCGGCATTAAGTGAACTGACTGATTTTCTTTTGTCTACAGTTCCTAACATCTTGCCTTTTTCTTCTTTAATTATAATATCATCAGCCATATAAACAAATTAATAGAACGAGTATTTAAAGTTATATTTATCCCCAAAAGGGAAGGAATAAGTCTTACGTGCTTACTCGCTATCGACCTGATAGAACGGGTTTAAGAGGGCTACTGCTGATCCGCACTCAACGCGTAGAACACGGTGGTAATCCCCGACAACCATAAGTTAATTGTAGTAGTTACATATAAAGTTATTTGAAATTTGCATCATATATGTTGAAAGATTTACACATTGGCATGAATAAAACAGCAAAAGGTAGTTTTAAAAGAGCAGTATAATCATTATCTAATACCTGTTGTTTTGTTATTCCAATCTTGTCCATATTATCCTTGTATTTTTCCAAGTAGTATTGAAGTTGTGAAACCATTCCCTTTCCTTTGTTTCCAAAGTACATTGAGATGGTACTGTTATTCATCCATATTTCTGTCTTCTTAGATACTGCGGCTGATATCCATGCTGATGTGTCTATTGATTCGAACATTCTGTTTCTTTTGATAAAGTTTCCTTTTGCCAGTCCGTGATATTTTAACGGTGGTAGTTTTCTTATCTGGTCTTCCATTTCTATTTTTCCTTTTATCTCCCCCAAACAAACATAGTCGTCTCTTTTTGGCTTAAGTCTGGATATATGCTGTAGATAATTCTGCTGTAGAACTGGTACAGTCCAGTCTATTCCCATGTCTCTTTCCTCTTGCAAACATTTTATTGTGGCTTCCATGTCATAGAATATATCAAACTGTGTGGCATAATCATATTTTGACCTGTTTTTTATCAGCCATTCACGATACTTTTCCTTGTCTCCTTTGACTCCTGCAACTACAAACAGAGACTCAAAGTTGTCACGATATTTGTCTATGCTGGCATACGCATACTTGTGAGCAACCATGACATTTTTTACTCCACAGTCCATCAATGCCTCACGAGTTGCCTTGTTATTTGCGTTAAAATATACCTTCATCATTCCTCAAATCTATGACATTCACAATCACAAGGCTGTAGTCCAGCATACTGTTTTGGACAGGTTTTATGCATTTCTCTTTTACAGGCAGGATATATCATACTATTCTCCTGACACCTTATGACAT